TCTTCAAAGCTACGCTCTGAGTTCTCCGTTTCGTAGATCTCAGCATGCTCGTTTTCGTACTTTTCGTACTCAAGACCAAACAGTGCGTTAAGACCGGGGAGTAGCTCTTTCAGGAGTTGTGCGCGTGTAATAGCCATTTTCTACTCCTTACGCCGAGCCAGTTGCAAGTGCATGCTGATGGTAATTGAACTTACACACCAGAATGGGGAAAGACGTACCTTTCTCGTCGCCCTGATCACCGCCCAGATAGTCAATAACCCGAATCGGATTCTGAGCATCTGTGCTGAGTTCAGAGATGTCCAACGCCACGCGGCTGACTTTCAGCGAGGTGTTAGGAGCAGTTTGAACGAGAAGAGTGTTCTTGCCATAGATATCACCTGTATTAGTCGGCGCACCATCAGCTTGGATGGTGAACAGAACATTCGGATCATCTACGACATACGCCATGATATCGGAAGCAGCGGTGCTTGCCGGATATAGCTGGCTGAACGTCTTTTGATTGGTGTTCGGATCTGTGTACGAACAACCAAGGAAGATACCAACGATATCGATCTCAGTCGAATCATCGCCGGTGGCGGACTGCTTTTCGATTGTGGTGGCCGTACCACCGTCAACCAGATGAACGATGTCCCCTGTGGCAATCGCCGTGCCGTAGCCCGAAGCAATCGGGTACTGGCGGAAAACCTCAAGAGAACCGCTGTCAAGACGACCAATCGGGCGCAGACCGAAGGGAGCGGCTACTGAAGACATGTGTCTCTCCTTCTAATCAAGCCATTCAAAAATGGTAAGCGCCCCTAGAGGGTTACTTACCAAACGATGTTTTAGTCGTGCGCTCTGGGTTCAGAACGGGCATGCGTGGATCAGACTGACGGAGATAACTGTTATCAACAGCATCCTGTTGATCTTGATTCATCTTTTGGTGCGCGTCAGTTCTTGAATCAACGTAATCTGTGGAGTTTTCGCAAAGTAGCAATCCTCCAACCTCAACATTACCCTGAAAACGAGAATCGTGATCAGGTATAACGTGTAACTCTGGATGATCCTCTGCCTTAACCGGAGTCCACCCATTGCGGAACTTGGACGACACGTTCTTGTTGTCTGCATCACCCATGATCGATGTGCGTACCCAACGGTACTCAACACCATCACGAGGCTCTGGATCAGGCAACATGGTCGGCCTTTGCCATGTCTTCTTGCGCTCTTGCTTGTCTCTTGACTCGTTTGAGCGAGGTGTCCGGTTAGACATTAGATGTCTCCTTCAAAAGTTGCGCCGCATATTGTTCGGGAGTTACTCCGAGTCTCTTGGCGAGGGAGACTTGAGTTGAGGTCAGTTGCACTCTGCGTGGTTTTTTTGCACTCCTGTTAGCGGGGGCAACCACGTTACCAGTTTGACGGGGTGGTGCTTCCTCAACTTCTACCTCGTCAAACTTGTCTGAAAACCTTTTACGCATGGCCTCATCGACCAAGCTATAATACTCTTCTACCCTTTGTGGGTTTGCCGGATCAATGCCCTTTTTCATGAGGCGCTCATGGACGCCAAAAGCAAATCCGGTCATTTCCTCATCTTTGCCAAACCAATCGTTATCTGATGCCCACTGTTTTGTGCGATCATCGATTTCATATTTTTGCTGTTGCACCGGCTGTTCAGCAGGAGCCTGAGGCACCGGTGTTTCAGCCTGTCGCTTTTGCGGCTTATAGGAGTTTACCCTGATTTTTTCTGCCTGAAGCGCGGATAGCTGCTCCTGTGCATCTACAATCTTGTCGGGATCTCCTGTTTCATAAGCATCTTTATAGGCGGCCTTTGCATTATTGATCTGTGCTTCGACACGAGTTTTTGCCTGCTCTACAAGAGTTGACTCTCCATCATCAAGAGTTTTGCGGAGTTTGTTGTTCTCTTCTTGGAGCCTTTGAGCATAAGACACAGCCTCTTCACGAATCCGTTGGGCCTCTTCTTTTGCCCTTCGCTCTTCGTGATACTCGTACTTAATCTGCTTGATACGCTTCTGGACGCTCTCTCCATAGCTGGAGACTTCGTCATTATCAATCGCTTCTGGCTCTGTTTCGGCCTTCTTCTTTGGGCGATCACGGTCCTCTACTGGAGTGTCATCGACAATATCGATCTCCAGTTCACCAGAATCAACGATCTCTACCTCGTTCTCTTGAGGCAGATCATCAAACTTTTCTGCGGGGTTTGTACTCATGCTCTTGTGTATCCTCTTGGGTCATCGACAACTGCTTCTACAGTGTCGTCATTGATCAAACGAAATTCCTGCTTATCAATCTTGAAGCGAGTGCCTGAATAGGATCTGAAGATGACAAAGTCTCCCTCTTGGCAATACGGGCCATTTGGAAACTTTTCCTTGTCCATATAGGCGTCAGGACCAGACTTGACCACGAAGCCAATGACTGATGCTGTCTGCTCTGCTGATTTGAGGGAATCGGGCATGTAAACGCCGCTGTCCGTCTTCTCTTTTACCTCTAAGGGCTTGATCAAGAGTTTATAGCCCGAAGGCTCTGGTATTTTGTTTGCGACCTTTTGATCGACTTCTTTGACTTCAGAGTACATCTGTCTTCCTTGCAGTGATTGAGGTTCACAGTACCTTGCGGCTCTAGCCGTTACTCCTCTTGTAGGAGTTTTTCCAAATCTAATACATCTCTCTCTATTAACGCAAGAGCTTCTACTTTGCCAACAAGTCGCATATAGGAGCTAAAATCCTCACATCCTCCACCCGCCATATGATCCGCAATATGATTCATGTATTCTCGTATCTTTTGCCTAACGGCTTCAAGCTCATTCATCGCTCTCTGTTATCTCCCTTGCTATTTCACGCCCAAGCTCAATGCCCTCCCTGATATCTTCACGGCGGGAATCATCTGCTTTCTGGGCGATCTGGACTCCGAGCCTAGCACCTTCACGCTTTTCCTCTGACTCGATACGATCTTTCTGCACTTCAACATTTGCGGCCTTCGCCTGAGCGTCTGACTGCAACTTGGCAATATCAAGCTGCTTCTTATGCTCAAACTCCGCTTCTTTCAGAGCGAGTTCACGCTGCTGAATCTGGGTAAGCGGATCTTGCTGCTTCTTCATGGCTTCCTCTTGCGCCATCTCTGCCTGATCTTTCTTCAGCAATTTGGCCGCTGCCTCAGATGCAAGACGGGAAACTTCGATTTCCACATCTTCTGGAAGAGGCTTGTCTTCATCCGGCATGCCCACACCAAGGTTCTTTTCGATCTCTTTGCGATACTGGAACGCTACATGCTCTGTGACATGGGCTGCCATGGCTGCTTGGATAGCTCCAGCAAACGGGCTTTGCCCGACGATCTCTTGCAGTTTTGGATCTTGTGCTGCCGCCAAGTGAACCTGAATATGGGCTTCGTGGTCCTGATACTTGAACGCTTTGACAGGCTCCTGCTTCATCATCGCCATGTTCTCTGTGACCGGATCTGCTGGCTTGATGTCATCAGGCAGCTTGATGATCTCATCAGCATCCTTGATGCCAAGAACCTCCAGCATCTGCCTGTGGAGTTTGCCCATGTCATACAGGTTCGGGGCCTGCTGCGCTAACTGGAGGGCCGCCTGATACTGGACAACGCGCTGGGACATGGTAGCTGCATTTGGATCAGATACCGGAACAACGTCCACACGATCATCAAAATCTTTGCGACGATCAAAGTCGCCATCCATTTCGTAAGCATACTCTGAGGGCATGTAGTCCTTGATGACTACAGCGAGAAGGCCAAGCTCCCTTTTGAGGGCTGCATGTAGTCTGGCCTGAACGCCAGACATGACCTTCATGCTGCGCTCCATCAGAGCGAGTGTTGTTCCTACCGGCGCTTGCGGGTTGAGGTTTCCAACTTGTACATCCGCAACGGAGCCAACCCGTCTCCCCTCTTCAACGATATTTCCAAGAAGTTGATAGAGGACTGAGGACGGCTCTTTGTAAGGAAGGAATGCAATAGAATCCCTGATTGCACCGCCCGGTACGTCCACGTCGCGGAACTCACCCGGCATGAGAGGCGAATCATCACCTTTAATGCGAAGACCCCTAGCCTTGAGGCCAGCAGGGAGGTTCGATAACGTGCCAGCATCAATAAGCTGGCGAAGAATAGAAGTGGCGCTCTTAGCAAGACCGCCAATAAGATGAATAAGACCCGTTCCGTAGAATCCGAGGCCCGGTAAGTAGCGATAATGTACGAAGTGTTGTCTTTTACGCTTTTTAGGATCTCCCTCATACCAGTTCCTCCTTACCGAAAGAACGATCTTGGACGACTTGTCTAAGGTGACGACATACGGACGAGCTATGCCGTCAGTATCATCAAACGGCTCTGGCATGTTCAAATCGACATGGAACTCAAGAACAGTGTGCCGGTCATCATCTTCGATGACGGCTGTCTCTCCTTCGATCTCGTCATACTTCTCCTGAATGTCCGAATAATCCGGCTCAGGGTCTGGCAGTTCTACATCACGGTAGAATCCGTTGACCTGTAGCTCGACAATCTCGTTGGCGTTCTTCTTCATCACATGCGTATAGCGTGGGCATGTGGCGAGATCAGATGCGCCGTATGACACGACGAAGTCTTCCGCAGGCACAAACATGGCAGAGGGTCGTTCCATCAGCGGATCATAGTAGACCTTCTTGAACGCAGAACCGGCCAGAGGAAGGCGGAAGAGCATCTGTTCTGTCTCGTCCCTGTATTCGGTCATCTTCTCCGTCAGGAGATAATTCATCTCTTCTTCGACTCGCTGGGCCTGTTCCTGTTTTTCCGCATCCTTGCGTCCGACAATCTTTGTGCGGACGGGGCCTGATGCCGGGAACAACTCCCCCATGGCTTGTGCTTGGAAGCGGACGACTGCCTCTGTGAGAAGGGGATGGAACACGCCAGCAGCACCCTGCCAAGGCTGAGTGCGCTCTTCGATCTTCATTCCAAGGAGATCAAGACCGCGAGTATAGCTTCTTGCCCAATCGCGGCGGGACTGCTTATCGCTTTCAAAATCCGTGACAAGCTCTGACGCCAAAGACTCAAGATCTGCGTCTTCCATGTACTCAGCAAGGTTGGCGTCATGCTCTGGACCCATGATCTGCTCGACCATCTCTCCAGAAAAATCGATGACCATCGACTGATCGTCGTCTGTGATCGAAACGGCTTCGGGGTTGATGACCTCAACCTCTACGGCCTCTGTCCCCTCCATCTCTACTTCAGACGGTGTCATCTGCTTTTCGACTGCCATTCTAGATCCCCTTAATAGTAATCTACCGGTCTTCTGTAAATCGGCTCATCATCCCACTCATCCATTGAGCTTCTGATCCAACCGCCTTGACGGAACCGCAGAAGAGCCTGTGTTGTGGAGTCTACCAAGTCGTCATTGTCACCGGCGGGAAAGGCTGCACATTCTTCGACAACTTCTTCGGCCCACCTTGTAGCTGGACACCACACAATGCCAGATGCGAACAGGTCACTCACGGCATTGACACGGGCTATCTTATCCTGACCCCTCGACGGTGTAAACTCCGTCACCGGAATCCCCATGGCGCGAAGCTCAAAGATGAGGGGAGATCCAGCGGCTTTTGCTTCCACGATCATCTGGTCAGGCTCGTACTCCCAGTATTTTTCATAGGCAGCGCGTTTGAGATCAGGGAACTCCAGCTTCTCCTTGTAGGCATCAAGCAGAATCAGATTTGGTATTGAATCTCCATTCTCATCTGGATGATGGAAAACGCCCCATGTAGTGCAGGCAGAGTAGTCGGCGCGCTGCGTCTTGAGGAAAGCGGTGTCCCAACTCTGGATAATCGCATCACAGGGCGGCGGGGTCTCCCTCTCCCACTCCTGCCACCACTCACGCTTGATGAGTGCGCCCTCCTCAGAGGTCGGGTCTTGCTGATACTGGGCTGACCATTTCGAGACGGGCAGTTCTGCTTTCAGACTATCAAGCTGATCGATGGGCCAGAACTCTGGCCATAGCGGGTCACCGGACGGCATCACGGCAGGAAGCTCAATCACCTCCCATTCATCAGCGCCCTCTCTCTGGGTGGCGGATTTGATGATCTGGCCCGTGAGATCCCGTGTTGACCACCGCGTCATCACGACAATGATGGCTCCCCCCGGCTGTAAACGCTGACGAGGTCCAGACGTATACCACTCGTAGACCTTGTCATAGACCTCTGGGTTGTACGCACCCACCGCAGCATCCTGCTCTGAGTGCGGATCATCGATAATCAGGACATCAGCGCCCTTACCAGTGACGGCACCACCAACACCAATGGCGAAATAATCGCCTTTTTTGTTCGTATTCCAGCGTCCAGCCGCTTTTGAGTCGCTTGAAAGCTCTATACCGGGGAAAACCTCTTGGAAATCCTCTTGATTGATCAGGTTACGCACCTTACGACCGAATCCAACGGCTAGTTCGGCAGTGTGAGCGGTCTGAATCACCTTTTTTTCGGGATATCTGCCAAGATACCACGCCGGAAACAGGTATGAAGCGAACTCTGACTTGGTATGACGGGGTGGCATGTTGATAATCAGGCGCTTTAGCTCCCCATTCGCCACTCTCTCAAAGGCATCAGCCATCACCTTGTGATGTCGGCCACTGATAAAGGCTGGCCACATGCGATTTACGAAAGTGAGGAAGTCTGTGCGGGACTCTTCCTTGCCTTTTACCTCTTCAAGCTCGGATAGGAGGGCCAGAATCTCCTGTTTCTGGTCGGGGGGCAGCTTTTGCAGCTTGTTTTTTAGACCTGCTATCTGATTCATGTGCGATCTATATCCTTGGGCATCTCAAAAGGCACGAAATCAAATTCACCGCATTGCGCTGTCCAGTAAATAACATT